CATAGAGGCAATCACCATAAGAGCGAAGATAAGGTGAATTGATATCGCATGTAGCCTTAACAGTCAGATTGTAATTGACAATCATAGAACTGGAATAACCTTCAGGGAGACGGATTTGTGTACCCAGCTTGAGCAAATAAAATGAACTGTTTGAAATTCCATTGGTTTTTGTCCAATCATTTGCAATCGGTGCACCAAGTTGAGCGCTCATTTGCTTATGAATAAAAGCAGACACATCGAGGGCAGTTGTAAGTTGTGCTGACGTGTTATTAACAATAGTTGCACTTGTTTTACCAGCGGTTGGCGATCTGTTTATGCATCCAGATTTTCCAACAACAAGATCTTTCAATCCTTCGAAATTTTGGATGTTCTCCATCGTAAATTGCTGCAATTGTCTCATATCAAGACCATATGTGGCTAAATTGGAGTCTTGATTGAAAGTTAATTGCAATTGAGTAATGGGCAGATTAAAAGTTGATGGTAAGTTATATGTGCTTGTTCCTGTTGGCGTTTCGGGAACTGTACCTATAAATGATGTTTTACGAATCGGGAGATAAATCAAAAGATATTCGGGAACTTGCGAAAGATTGGCGTATTGCATTTCAGAAGACCAAACACCATTTCCTTGGTAATTGATATCTTTGTTTGCTTGCGGACGTTCCTGAGCATAGTACAGAATTTTGTATGATTCGTTAGGTAGAAGAGCAAGAGGGATCTTGCATTGCTTAACGTATAAATAACACTCATTGAAATCGCCCAATGTTGGTGTAGTAATTACGTAATTGCTTGATTGCATTGATGCAATGTTGTCTCCAATCTTCAAAACTGCCTCCTGTAGATATTTGGAATTGATAGTAAATTTAAGATTAAGAGATGAAGCGGGGAGAAGCTTATTCCATGAAAACTTATTGTAGCTGTATTCATTATCAAAAAATTGAGAGAGCAATTGTTCGCGAACAACTATAGTGAAAAAATATTCCTTTTCAGTCGGAATGTATCTCACGCATTGAGTTGCATTACCAGACGCATCCGAATGTCCAACAATGACCGCATTTCCACCATAACCGACAATTTTATCGGACAATGTTTCTGTTCCAGTTAGAGCAACAGTCATTGATGACGATACAATGTTTCTTGCTGTGTTTCGCTTCTGTTGCCAAGAATTGCATATTCCAACTGCATATTTTGTCGCGGGATTGAGGAGATGGGGCATAGCAAGCGATGATGTTCCAGCTGTATTTGTCTCGAACGCTTGACGCCAATCATTCATGGCGTCTATTGGAATCGATGATGCTGCAGATGTTGTATAGGCAAGTGGTAGGAGAAGACCACCTGTTTCAGCACTCAAAGATCTGAAATGACTATTTGCATCCGCAAAAAGGCAAAGACCAGCATTTTCAACCTTTCGCATGTCAAGTTGAGATGCCATAACATCGATTTGTTCGGGCGTAAAATCTTCCTTCAAGATGGTGGATGAATTGTTTATGGTGTATTCTCTACTCGAAAATATCTTTGACAGCGGGAATGAATCAAGGCAATTTAATTCAGTCATAAAAGGTCTAGGACTTGATCCGTATGTAAGAGTAGCAGCTGTAGCGGCTGAAACAACAGGAGCAGTTGCAAAATTTGGAGTAGCTGGTGCGGTAGCCTTAAATTTTATGCTGAATTTAATAGGGATTTCAAGTTCCAGTTCTCGAACCATTGCACCACCCGATATTGACGGTAAATTAAATGTTAGTGTGCTTGAGTCAGATGAATTCGCCGTATATTTTACGAATGCTTTCTCTTGCGTTTGAACCTCAATGTGATTGGTTACATTTTTGGTTGAATATTCGGTATATTCCAGCTCGGGAGGTAAAACTAGAGATTGACGTATTTCTAAATCGGTTTCCATATATTATACGCTTAGAAAATTAGTTTTTGATATATTTTATAATTAAATAAAATAAGTCATGATAAAATATTTTTATAGTTTATTGGTTGCTATATTTTTTCTACCATATGAGGAGTAACAATCACGTTGTACCTAAAATTAAAACATACCCATGATTTTGTTTTTATTCGTTCTAAATCATCTTTCTTATACCCATTGTATGTTTCCAATAATCTATTATTTTTTAATCCATTCTTAAAACAAAAATACATATCCAGTTCATTCAATATCATTTTTGTTTGATGACCTCCACAGTTAACATGTGTTATAATCAATACAGATACACCGTATTTTCGCCCCACCTCTATCAATTTAAATTGTAATGCCGTAATTAATTTTTTATTTTTTGCCATATCAAGATCATCAAACACAACTAAACTATTTGATAATAACTTTTCTATCATCTCTCTTTCGTCATCTTGTGTCATATCTAAACTATATATGTCATTTGCATTGATCGGTTTTACAAAATCCAATTCTCTCCAATTTCTATCGTGTGCCATCTCAGTACTACACACATAGAACACTTTATTTTTTGGATTTAAAATTTTATACTGTAATGCCAATTGACTCGCCAATAAACTTTTTCCCTGTCCAGCTTTACCATATATGTAACCCACCCACCGCTCAACTCTATATGGTATAACTAATTCAAACCTTGTTTTATCATCATTTTCCTCATCATCATAACTACTTGTTTTTTTATCATCTTGAAGCGTAGAAATTAATGTGTTGTCGTTATTGTCCAAATAAACAAAACTCTTTGCGTCACCTGTTAATATTTTTGCAACATTGATTTTTCTTGTATCAAAAACATCACTAATATTTAACCCATCAGGTATATTGTTAATGTCTTCAAGTATCTTAAAAGATGCCTTCATAATATAATATAGTAATATATTATATTATTGACATTTTAAAAAAAGAACGATAATTTGTCTTAGCTTTGCATCGTGAACACAAGTCTTAATAATTAATTTATCGTGTATCTCATAGGCGGATTAGGTATTTGTGTTGTCATCGCTGGGCTACCTATATGATAATATTGTTTTCTTGTATTTGAAATTTTTTTTAAATTATTCCAATTTAGGCGCCTTCCTTCACCCGATAATGCGCCACTTGGACCGACATTTTTAGTGTCAATTTGTAAGAATGATTTTGCAACTTCTTCGACTGGCATTGCCGACGATGCGAGCCTCTTTTGTAATTTCCAGCCTTCCTTATAATCATTCTCGGATTTTTTATACTTTTCAATTACACGTCTCAAAATATTCAAAGACACTTGATATAATTCTAATAAATTTTTGTCAGCTTTTTTAAGCTCTCTTATACTTTTTCCTGGATACGGATTTCTTATCGGCTCATACGTATCCCAATCTGTGTAATTAGTGTTTAATAATACGTTTTGTATCATCAGCAATGATTCGATATTAAACATGTTTCTTATATGAACAAGTTGGTCTGATGGAATAATAAAACCAGATTGTCGAGGTCGTTTTAATGCTTTGTCTATATTTTCCAAACTTTGCAAATCAAAATCCATGTCATTTACAATATTATCACCAGCCGAACGATCAGCAATAGGCTGCTGTTTCTTTAAAATAAGTCCGAAAAATATGTTTATGCTATCAGGCGCATTAATCATTGAATTATTTAATTGCTCTTTTGGACCGACATTTTTAGCGTCAATTTGTGCTTCTCCTACTGTATGTTTGTGATCGTGTTCACCTGTTGCATTTGTTTCTCGTCTCGCATCTCCTTCTAATATATTTTTTATTTTATCCGCTTGTTGTCCTGCAGCACTATTTGCATCATTCATATTATCAATGGGTTCATTATAGCCCATTTCTGCATTATGCTTGTATTTCTCTAAAAATACGGTCATAAATTTGCCCAATTCAAACTTCTTGTAAGCTTTACCGTAATATCCGCCAATATTGTGAAGTTTTTTTGTAAATGTCACAAAATCAAGTCTTTGATCTTCAGCGCTCTTAAATAAATTGTTAACATCAATCATTAAATTTGAATAATCTTTGTAACTTAATCCAAACATATTTGTTGCTTGTTCTTGACCTGCTATTTCTGAACGATTTGAATAAGAACTCGCGTCACCTTGTGGATTCATTATTCCAGCATCTACACGTTCTTCCTGTATATCATCATCATATAATTTTTGTGCCCGAGTATACGTAATATTTTCACCTCCTCCATCTACTGAGACTGTTATAGGATTGGCATCGTTTTGAAATTGTGTTGTAATTCCGCCCTGTTGAACTGGATCATCATTAAAAACACTTTGTCTTTCTGTAATTGATCTGATAGAGTTAATAATTTCTTTTTGTGACATACCGAAAGCTTTTGACAATTTTTCCACTTCTTTTGCTGGATCATTTGTAAGATTTGCCGATAATAAAATTTTAAATGGAATTGTAGGATCATTAACATCTTTCTTAATTCTTGGTTTTTGATTTAATGCCGATTCTATTACATTTGAATTATATGCCATTAATCCGTTATAGATTTGAGGTGTCATTATTCCACTTTTAACCTGACGTTCCATCACATCGGCTATTTTTTTGCCGATTCTTTGTGTCTGATCAATATATGCCAAATTTTCAGGAGATTTATTTTTAAAATTAATTGATTCGAGACGCAAACCATAATTATCAATTGCATCATATAATTCGTTAATTTCCATATTTTCCGTTTTTATAACACCAGAAGGCACATAATTGTTGTTTTTATAATATGGCTGTGAATCATATGCCTCGTGAATAAGTGTTTGTCTTAAAATTTCTTCTCTTTCTTGTTTCGGAGTCAGAAAATTACTTTTTCGCATTCTATAATATAATAATAAGAAGATATTAAAAAAATATTTTGTCTTCTTATTATATATGAATAACGATGTCCGCGGCGAAATGATAGTTGTGTTGAATTCTGAAGAAATCGATCCAGATCAACAAATTATTATACTTGGAACAGCTTCAAAGTTCTTGAATAATGTAAAATATGTTCAACAAATAAAAGACAAACTTGATATTTTTTTTGTTGAAGGATTTAACTTCTGGGTCGAACTTCCCAAAATTATTTCCGTTATAATTGAATTTAATAAAAATGTTTTTAATAACAACGATATATCAAAAAAACATATGAAATATGTACTCTATGTTGTACTCTATAATTATCTTAATGAATCACAACCAAATGTACTTAACAATCTTGACCAAGGTGACTTTCGCATCGGACTTTTAAATATACTTTTAATTCTGATGTTCAAGCCCACCAATGTTAAAGTACTCAAACAATCCTTTGGTAAAATGTTATTAAATTGTATATGCGATGATGATAAAATTCATCTTTAATTAATTATCTAAAATTGTAATCTATTATAAGTTACAATTTTAAAAGGGCTAATTTTTAGGTCTGGTTACCTAAAGGAGATCTACGATCTCCTATAGTTGCTTTCGAAGCTTCGAAAGCTCCTAAACTATATTTGTATTTAATATTATGGGACTTTAGGAGCTTTCGAAGCTTCGAAAGCAACTATAGGAGATCTACGATCTCCTTTAGGTAACCAGATCTAATTTTTAATTTATTTCATTATTTTTAAAATTGTAATCTATTTTGTGTTACATTTTTTAAAGGGGCAATTTTTAGCTCTTGTCCCCTAAACTCTAATTGTATTTAATACTATGGGACTTTAGGGGACAACACCTAAATTTTTAAAGAACTTCCTCGACAACTTTTACACGATCATTTAGTTCAGTTACGCTTTTTTGAATTGAAATTAATGTGTCACTATGATTTTTTTCGTTTTCATTGTACTGTACTATGAATGCATCTAATTTTTGTTTGATTCGTTCATTTTTTGCTTGTTCTTGGTCTTGTTTAGTATTGATGAGTTGATTGTTAATTTCATCAACTTTTAGTGCCATAACAATTTGTTGAGCATTGATTGAGCTTTTTAATTCATCAATTTGATTTTTTATTTCGCATATGTCGGATTGATAAACAACTTTTTTAATTTCACGACTTGCTCTTGCTTCATCACGTGGATCAATAGATTTTGTATGTGTTTGATCAACAGAAACAGATCTACTTTGTGATTTTGTAATTGATGTATCTTTTTCGCCAGTTTTGAGAGTTTGTGACTTTCTAAAATAACTATCCATATAGTATATTGATAGAAAATATTTTTTGTTAAACTATAATATAGGAAACGAAATATGGAAGATAAAAACACATCATTAAATAAACAAGATATGGATAGGTTAAAAATGGTTGTTCGAACTAATCAAAATTTTATGACATCACCTTCTCAAAAGTTATTTGATCAATTGGATAAAAAGTATGAAAATCGCGGAACATTAAGTGTTATATGCTATACTCTTAAAAAATTATTTACTGAAACTAATGAAAAAAAGAAATCAGAATTTTGGAGCAAAAAAGGATCTGAAATATCACAAGATGTAAACCAACAAGAGCGTAAAAGTGAATTAACTGGCAATGAAATAGATAATTGGAAAACACAAGAAGAAATATTAAAAATATTAAATGATATTCCATTGGATTCAATAACTAATTATAATCGTTTTTTATTATTAGCATTGACAACACAACAACCACCACTCAGAAAGAATTTTTACGCCACAGTTAAATTTTTAATAGATCCAAAAAAAAATGATGGTGTATCTAATTATGTAGTCATTGAAACAAAACCAAAAAGCTGCTATTATATTGTTAATAATGATAAGGTGTCCAAACATGAAAAATTTCAAGATTCAGAACATACTGAAATTCCTATTGAGAATAAAGATCTAATAAATTTATTACATAATTCTTACGACCAAAAAAAGCGCGAATATGTTTTTGAATCCGATAATAATAAACCTTATAGTATTAACACCATTTCAGCATTATTATTAGAAAGACCATTTAATTTAAATTTTAATATTTTAAGATCTTCATATATAACGGCATTTTATAAGAAAAATATATATCCACAAGAAAGAGAAGATTTAGCTATTAAAATGCGCCATTCGAAAGAAATTTCAGAAAAATCGTATCTGAAACGAGATCCATTGAAAGATAGAAAAGAGAGTCAAAATGATACAGATGATGACTAAAAATAATTATTCTTATTATTATTCATATAATTATCTCTGTATAATTATATAATATGAGTTTGACCAATCTCGATACATACATGGCAACATTAGACCAAATAAGATTAATTTGTAATGATCCGTTAACAACTGCTCAAGATCTACAGGACAAAATGGATGAACTAGGAGTATGTGTAACTAATATTGATTTGGACACTGACACAATGTCTATGCCAACAACCATTGATCATTTACAAAAATTCATCATAGTTCAAAATTGCATTATGAATAATACTGTATTGCAATCATATATCTGTAATTTAATTGAAAAACGTTTAAAAAGAGCTTTGGATGATGCCTATTCTGATGTAACTACTCAAGAGTATAGAAATAATTACCATTTTGACACTCAGGAAATTAAAATGTTATATGAAACAATATCAGCAAATGAACATATGAATGCATTAAAGCAAGTTATATGTTATGAATGTTGCAAAAATCACTAAAAAATTGTAATCTATTTTGAGTTACAATTTTTTAAATTATTTTAATAAAAGTAATTTTCAGCATCTGTAACAGTAATACCGAGTACATCACATTCTCTTTGTGAAAGTACTTTAACTTCATATGCGGCACCAGTTAAAGTTTGGGACCAATTTGGTGTTATTCCTTGACCTAAAAAGTTGCTATTCATAGAAAGACCATCTGGACTGTTAATAAATCCTCCAGTTTCTGGAGCATATGAATTACTGGCATTTCTAACCTCAAATTGGAACTGATGATTTGTATTCATCCAATATAGCAATACATCATTTTGATTAAATGTATTATATGATAAATTACCATACCTTGATCCTCCAAATTGAATAGTACCACCATATGCCCATAATACGTCTTGTGGTGCGCTACTTAATCTACCACGATGTATTTTTTCAGATGAAGTGGCTGTTAATGACCATGGCACATTTTCACCAAACGCAACACTTGATATACCCCAATTTTTTACACTTCTGAATGCACCTTCCGCTGCTAATCCGATCCAAATATTCTGTGCCTGTGCACCGTTCCAACCTGTACCTGCTAATTGAATAGCAAAGTATCTTATTTTAGGTGAATTGTGAGACAACGCACGGAATGATTTAGGACCACTTAATGCAATCATTGAATTCCAACCATTAGGTCCTGGCATTTGAACGGTTAAACTGCCATATTGATTTGATGATACTAATGATGGCACAATTTGAGTACCAAAATTATAAACATTAAGACAACATTGTTCTAGCCAATTTCTTTGTAATTCCTGACCAATGCTTGGTATCTTCCGACTTAAAATTGCATGATAACTACCTAGGGTCGTACTGGGTGTTCCTGTTGATGATATATAATTGACGCTTAAAATATGTGCATTTACTCCCGCAGTATATGAAACAATATCATAAACGGCTCTATTATTTTGGTCAACAGAATCAATAATTGTTAATCTACATGGTGTAAGTAAAAGATCTTCATGATACCATCTTACATAATCATCACTATATATCGACCTATTAACTGGCAACCATCCTAGACCTATCGAAAAAACAGCAGAAGCCGTAAGTGCATTAAATACTATGTTACTTCCATCATTGAAACCTGTCCCAACATAATAAAGAAAAGGAGTCTGTGCCCCTGTTCTAGGCTCAATTGCTCTACTTGCACCAGTTCCAGATACATTTATAACACCTGTATGAGATGATGTAATAGTATCAATTTTATTTGTTTGTAAAGATTGACATTGTGTGTCCAATCCATCCAAAGCATTTAAAACTTTTGCTCCTATACCGTATACTCTTGAACCTGGTGTGTTATTAACTGTATTATCAGTTTCAATATAATTATCTAATGTATCTATAGCAAGTTGACAGGTTGTATCTGCAATGGATAAACGATTATTAAAATTTGATGTGTTTGTTTGGGTTGTTGATGCAGTTGGATTCAATGTGGATGATATTATAATTTCATTAGTAGCGTTAGTTATAGCCATATTAGTTCCTGGCACCAATGTTTTCATGTTAAAATTAACACCAGTTTTATCTCTGAATACTTGTCCAATACCTGTACCAACATTTGACATAGTGTTTATTTCACCTGTTGATGCAATTGTAATGTCGTCTGTTCCATTTATTATTGTTGTACCTGTTCCCGCTATCAATGTTTTCAAATTAAAATTTTCACCAACCTTATTTTTATAAATAGTTCCTGTTCCAATACCTACATTTAATACGGTATTCAGTTCGGCAGTTGTTGATATTACTACTTGCTTAGGATTTACTACTGCTACTGACATACGAGTACCAGCAGAAATTAATCTTTGAACATCAATCATAAAAAAACGAACCTCTAAACCGTCAGCAAATTGTGTTCCTCCAGGCCCACCACCTGTAATAAAAGAATTTGCAACATCATATGAACATCCATAAGTGATGAAGTTAGTTCCTATATTTACAATCGATGTTATATAAAATTCAGCATAGTGTGTTCCGTCTACTTTATCAATCAAACACACCTTAAACGGCATTGCTTCCAGTTGTGTTTCCAAATACTGTTTTAAATATTCGGCATCATAACGGTTAATAGCAGTGTAATGTATTTTCATTTCTGACATACTTGCAAATAAAATATTATTAAATTTAATTTCATTCGCTGACGGATTATTTGTTGCAGTTCGATATTGATACAGCAAAGCATCACCTCCACCCATTAATGGATTGAGAATTGGATTTTGTGCCGTTCCAGTAATAGACAATATAGATGAATTACTTGTAGTTACTGATTTAACATTAGCACCATCCAATGTATCAACATAATTCTTATTGGTGCAGTCAGTCAAAGCAGTGGGGGCTAATGATGATGTTATACGGTTAAATATAGGTTGTGCAGTTGTATTAATATTCTGCGGAAGACTTAATGTTACACTTCCTGCTCCGTTAGTTACAATAACTTGATTAGCTGTTCCTGTGAGTGTATTTGTTGTAAAATCAATACCATCGCCGATCAATAACTGACCATTTGTTTTTACAGCGTCAGCACATCCTGTAAGATTTGATAATGCGGTTTGTTTATTTGCAAGGTCAGAAAGATTTGCACTTTTTTTTAGGTCCAAATTGTTTGCATTATCTACATAATCTTTTCTAGTTAAATCTGAATTTACGAGAGGTAAAGGTGCTGTCGATGAAACTTGGGTGAATGAAGGTGATGCAATTGTAGATACGACTGGTACTTGTACTGTTCCTGTTACTGAAATATTTGTACCAGCTGTAACACTATTGACTCCAGTTGTTGTTGATGGAATTGCAACTTCCCAATCACCAGAAGGAAGAATTGTTGGGTCCCATCTATAATATGTATCGGTTGATGTAATATATACTAAATAGTCTAGTCGTTTATGAGAATCAGGAACATCGTTCAATATAGTATACGAGACTGTTATTTCTTTTGCATCGACTGCTAATGCTGCTATTGATTCCAATTCTGGTTCCACATCATTATGGTAATAACTCATGAGTATAATATAACTGTAGAAATTATATTATAAAATATCAATTAAATCTTTTTTATCAACTTCTTTAAAGTTTTCAATTGTTTTTCCATACTCAAAACTGACTCCATTATATCACCATTCTTTAGACTTAGCAAAGCTGAGGCAAACAATTTCTTTTTTCCACCTAATTGTGGTTCTTGGGATGGATTGGTTAAAGTTGTTGGCAAAGAACTACCTTGAGTACCGCCCGTCATATTTGCTTTTGCAGAAGGCAATAAAGTGTCGCCAACAGCACCTCCATTTAAAGTTGTTTTCATTTTCTTCACTTTCTTTCCTTCTGCAAATTGTTTTATTTCGTTTATAATGTTATTATAACCTGCTCCTGCATCAAGCATGTTATATACACTGTTACCCAAAAGTGTTGCTGCAGATGTTAAAAAAGAACCGCCCTTTTTGTCTTTGCACTTTTTGCCCCCATTATTTAAAGCATCAATGCGTTGTTGAGTTGGATCAATTTCATCTTTTTTCTCTTGAATAACTGGTTTAATGCCTTCGTTAAATTCTTTAATATTTCCTCGTCCATCATTATATTTTTCGCCACCAGAAATTTCAATTGCATGTTGTTTGACGGTCGGTGGCATAACTTCACCACCTTTTTTTGATCTTTTTCCACCTGGTACTAAGGCTGAATTTAATCTAGCACTGAGATTAGTTACATCGGGCATTCTGCTGTTAAATTGATATGCTGCACTTTGAATTGGTTTTGACATACTTTATTATACTCTTATATAAGAAAATATTTTAATAAATGACAAAATATTAATCGGTCTCAATTGTCTCAATTATCATGCGGAATTTTTCATTTTTATTAATTGTATACGGTATTAGATCGCCTGTTTCTCTAAATTCCAAAAGAATTTGTATTGTAGCATTTTCACCAGAATTAGTGTTCACAATGGATACCCAATTTTCGCCGTCTCCAGCTGTCATTTTATAAAAGTTATAGATAGCATCAGGTGACGAGTTATTAACTCCAAAAGCTAGCAATATATTTTGAAAATTTTGTGATACATAATTTTTATTATCAAAAAATACTTCGGTTTCAACTGGCAATGTTGATTTTATTAAAATCTGAGAAAATGGAAACCACGAATCAGGAATATAATTTGAAGCTACATATGCACCTATTATTGAAGGAGTACCATATGTTCTTGTTGTATTATTAAAAACAATTGTTCTTAATTCAGTTGAATTGACACTCCTAACGCTTTTGAATTGGAATAAATCAATTAATGATTTACTGAATTGTAGTTCATATTGTGCAGCTGCACCAAAAAATGGTGTCGAACCAATATACAATCCATAACCTTGAGGACTTCTAGTAATTACACAATCATTTCCAGCCAAGCCCATTGTAGTGCCTGTAAGAATAGTATTAATTCGATCAGCCACAATATCACAAAACTTGCTTGTATTAAAAAACCAATAATAACGATTTCTATATTGTTCATATGTATTTGTAGGATGGATAAGAGGTCTTAATGACGGATATTCGGATAAATCACTCTCCATTGAAATATATGATGTTACAACCATACCATCTGATACTCTTCTTACAGCAACAAAATAGTTTAAAATATCTGGCGTTAAAACTGTAGTGGCTGGAAGATACTCAGGAGCCGGTGGCACTGGAATAGGTGAAATTGCCGGGATGTTTATAGGAAAATTTGTCGGCAATATTTTTGAAATGTATTGAGGCACAAAACATGGTATTGTTGAATTATTAAAATAAAATGAGGAAATTCTCATTTTTGTAGACTCAGTATCCACACTTTGCAACCAATTTGATAAAGTAATGGTACAATCTGTTAATTCTCTTGTTTGATCTGGTTCAATAGTAATTACACGGCGTTTGATTGTTCTTGTTGTACTTAAATCCATCGTTCGTTAATATAATATTATTAAGAAATTAATTTTTAAAGTTCTTGTAGTGAAGATTTATTGCTATTGTAATAGTAATAAAATTTTTAAAAAATACCGCTTATTCAACAACATTTATCATTTCGCTCTTCTTTCCCTCATCTTTAACTTCATCTTTTTTGTCTCCCGAAGGAGCTTTATCATTGTCATCATCGGTAATATCAGTGTCTTCTCTCTTTTTCATACAAGAATCTATACCGCCAAGTATTCCTTGTAATACTTCATAGATATTGATTTTTAATTCTTCAAATTTATTCTCTAATTCATTCATTCTTTGTTCCCCGTAGGACACTGACATATTATAATTATATGTCAGATATTTTTTTAAAGAATAATTTTTTTAATCAATTTGATCATATATTCTAAAACTTCATATTCATGTGAATCTTTATGATGCTCACCCTGTTTATTCCTCAAATTTCCTATTAATTCAGTCGCTAAATTCCTATTGTTTCTGAGATTATACATATTTCTAATTGAATAGTTATCTAATAATATTCTTCTTAAAATTTCTTCTGCCTTTTTCTCATAATCATATATTTTATCTAACTCTTCATCTTCCTCATCTGAATTATCAAACCTAGACATATGATGTGTTCGTCCGTCATATGCTGCTGGAGCAGGTGTTTGTCCGTCATATGCTGCAGGTGCTTGTCCGTTATTCGTATGTTGTCTACTCATTGTTACTATTTTATTTGCCTTATTTTTTTCTGCATCTTTTTTATTTGTCTCTTTTTTAGCTCTATTAGTCTCTAATGCATTCGCAATACTATATCTTTCATCAATAAACTTCATATTTTCCTCATATTCTCTCTTTCTATCTTTTTCTCTCTTTTTATCCTCTTCCATCTTTCTATCCTTCTCTTTCTTTCTATCCTCTTCACTCTTTCTGTCCTCCTCTTTCTTTCTATCCTCTTCTCTCTTTCTGTCCTCTTCTTTCTCTCTGTCCTCTTCCCACTTTAAATATCTGTTTAGCCACTCTGGATTCTCCCAATCGTAATTTGTGATATTTACATAATCGATTGCTTGTTTTTTAAGTTCTTCTGCTTTTTCTTTTTCTTTACTGAAATCATTGCCACTGCCTTTAAATGGCTGTTCAACAAGTACACATATATCTTTTTCTAATTTTTTAGTTTTATAATTTGCATCTTTATTTGGTGCGTATAAACAATATTTATCAAATTTCCCCGCATTTATTTGTTGTTTGCATTTATTGCCAAAATATTTTTTTAACCATGCCAATTGCTTCTTTTTTGTATCATATTCTCCTTTTTTTACAAAAAGAATAGATTGGATTTTATTTTGCGTCATATATAATAATGTTAGATTTTTATTTTATTGTTCTATTATATAATAAAAATGCTGGCATCTTTTGATAATTATTGGGATGAAAACAAAAGTAGTATTGCTTCAAAATCATCTATTGTTTTAGGAATACTTGGTGGCGTTGGATCTGTCTTAATCGGTTTAAAAATGTTTATACCTGCATCTGTTGTTCTAGGAGTTGTAAATATTGGCATATTTTTTAGTGGTATTTCAATCGAATCTATAAAAAATGATAATGATAAAATTAAGCTCGATATGGAAAAGAAAAATGACGATATTGTATCATTAAATAAAGAAAAACAAGAAATAATCAGAAGATATTCAACCTATAATGGATTACAAAGGACTATTATTACAAATGAACCAACTGATACCCCAAGTTCAAATGGATCAGAAAAATCAATTGAACCAGTAAATTTTGAACTGATGCATTATAATAATAAATTACAAGACTCTAATAGTTTTATTTTTCCAAATAATTAAAATTGTCCCTTTAAAAAATTCCATAGTATTAAATACAATTATAGTTTTAATAACAAGATCAAAACCGCATAATTTTTGCCCATTTTAAAATTGTAAACTCATAAAAGATTACAATTTTAGAATATTGAATATAATTAAAAAAAAGGTGTTGTCCCCTAAAGTCCCATAATATTAAATACAAATATAGTTTAGGGGACAAGAGCTAAAAAATGCCCCTTTAAAAAATGTAACACAAAATAGATTACAATTTTAAGGTTAATGATTTTAATT